CCGATGAATAAGAATGAAAACTCAGCTGCTTCCAGCTATATAGAAGCACTCATGCAGACATTTCTTCCGGCATTGAGCGAGGCCGAAACCACACACTGGTTCAGTACCGACGAAGTTTACGATGCTATCAAGAAAATATCTCCTGGCGCAGGTATAACCAAAGAAGAAGTCTATGATGCTATGATTGCTGCCGGATTCCGGTTTCAGTGCCGGCCCTGTGCTCTGGCTTTGGACTTCAAATGGATGTTGAAGCAAAACATTTTAAAGAATACACATACTAAATAATTAGTAAGAACATTTTTAATGAAGGTGGATGGCGAAAGAAAAATCGTTACATCCACCTTTCTTTGTCTGGATATCAATCCCCCAGACCCCCTGAAATTAAAAGAACAAACAAATAGACACATAGTTTTGAAATAAAAACTTTTCAAAAATGCCGACCTACCGACCTACAGTCCTACAACATAGAAATATTTCAAAACAAATAAACTGCATAACTCTTTGTATGATAGATATATATATAATTTTCTAATAAGATAATATATATAACCTACATAGTGTAGGTCAGTAGGTCGGTGTAGGTTTTGTAGGTCGAAGCTGTTTTTTGTAGGTCGGTAGGTTAAGTATTGCTCCAACCTACAAAAATGTCTGAAAATAGCGATTGTAGGTCGTGTAGGACGGTGACCTACATAGAAAAACATAACGTATTGTTTTTATAATTGTTTGAAAATCATTACTTTTACGTTATAATATAAACAATTGTAGGACTGTAGGTCGGTATGATGCAGAAAATTAAGAAAACCATATAAAATAGAAAAACCTATGATTACGACAAAGATTACCATTACACCTTATTTAGCCGAATATATTATCGGAAAATACAACCATTGTAACAAAGGAGAAGTCAAAATCCCTGACACAACAGACCTTTATTACATTCTATGGGAATATATGTCAAGACGTCCGGAAAATGTTCCTGTTGTGGATACGGGTAATCTTATTATTGCCTTACCTGATAGGAGGATAGGTAAGGATCCTGCTGTCTTTAATTATCTTTCCGTTCGTGCTGTAAAAGCAATAGAACTTCATATCAGGAATATGTTTAATCAGGAACTTCATTCACAGCTTATGGATAATGACCGAAGAGGACATTTTCTGGATAATATTGATGTCGTGCATAAGTTTTTATGTACCTATGGTATCGAATCCATATCCGAGGATGCTTTACTTAAAAATTACTACAGATACCGTGAAGCTCTGCGTCAACGCAAAAAAAGAAAGGAGCGAAAAGAGAAACTCTGCCTGTCTAATTAATGTTAAAAGTGAAGCAAAAAAACATCTACTGACTGTATAATTTTGTCCGATTACTTGGGTAAAAATGTATGATATGTATAGAACTGTTTAATTATCAATACTTTATAATAAGATGAAAGAACTTTCTGTAAGAATTCAAGTGCAACCTGTCAAATCTATGCGCAAGGAATCCTATCAGTTTATGTCAAGTGACTATTTCACTTTTGTACCTATGCTGTCAATATCGGCAGCAGGACCAGTTTATGTTTGCGATTTAGAGGTAAATATCGATAAGCCTGTTTCTGATGATATGATTGACTTCTCTATATTCCGTTCGTGTATCGTCAATTTTACTGATTCTGCCGGAAATCCAATTAAAATCGGTACCGAAGATATTCCGGCTAAAGTTATTATTTCCCCGAATTTGAATACTGCAGTGTTTAAAATACAGTGTAGTATGTTGACTTCACCTCTTATATAGTCCTTTCTCAGTGTAGCGTATGTCTGTATCTTCGCTGAAAAGATAAGACATGAATGATGCACTTAAATACTTGAGGCAACTCTTGATTACCCGACAAGGACTCCTGATTACAGCAGAGGCATACGCTTCTGCTGTAATGGATGTTTTCCCATTGACACCCGTATCACAGATTGTCATCCCCAAAAAATATGCAGAGATCTGCCACCAGGCACTCTCTATTATTCAGGCAGAGTATCCTGATTTCAATATTACAACAGACTTTTCTTCAAACGAGCTTGCTTCGTCCAGCATTGCTTACCATAGGGTTTTTGGTTTTATAACATCTTCCAGCCGATATTACTTCAGCAGCAAACAACTTGAAAAAGACTTGATGGCTGCTGAAGCTAATCCGGCCATCTCTTGCCATTTCTTTCATATCAATTCCGGTGGTGGAGAGGCCTGGTATCTTGACCGACTTTCCGAAACCATTTTTTCTCTCAAAAAACCGACAGTCACTCTTTTTGAGATGGCCGGTGGGTCGGCTGCCTATTATATAGGTTGCCAGGCTAAACATGTATTCTGCCTGACAGATAATGACCTTATAGGTTGTATCGGTACCATGACTGATTTCTATGACTGGGATTCTTATTTTGCAAAACTTGGTCTTAAGAGGATTACTGTTCGTGCCAGCAAGTCCGACCTCAAGAATAAAGAACATGATGATATGTGTGCCGGGAAACCTGAGGATTTCGTTCATAAGTTCCTCGATCCGATGAATGAATTATTTCTTCAAACAGTCAGACGTTCCCGTAAAAAGCTTAAGGATGCACCCGAAGATGAACCTGCCTTGCGTGGCGAAACATTTATGACACAGGCAGCCATAAAGAAAGGTCTTGTTGATGGAAAAAAATCCTTGCTCGAAACATTGCAATATGCACAGGAACTGGCGGCCAAATGGGATGCTCAAGTCTCCACCAAGAAAAAAGCTCTTAATATTTTTAATTCCTAATTTAACTGCGTATGAATTTAAAAGAAAAACTTACACATGTTTTTAGCATTCTGGGACTTACTCAGAAGGCTAAGGACCAGTCTCTCACTGACGAAGAGTGGAAGACTGTAGTTAATCGTTTCCAGCAGGAATACAATGTTACTCTTCATGAAGCGATGGAAGAAGAGAATAGTCAATCTCAGGCTCCTTCAATTTCTCAGGAAGAAATCACGGCTGCATATACTCTATTGCAAGATATTGTTGCAGAGCAGAACGGTGACTCTGATCCTGCAACAGAAAATAACACTGAAGAAGAGACTACCCAGCAAACAGAGGATAATACTCCTTCAATGTCTCAGGTTCTTAACATGATTGGGCAGGTAGCCAATAATGTCAGAACTATGTCACATCGTGCTGCACCGGACAGACCTCTTCAGACTACATCTCCTTTAGCTGTTCATGGGTATAATGGCCCTGCCGATACTTCTAGATTCTTGTTCGGTATCGAAAATTCAATGTTTTCAATGGATAACCGTTGGAACAAGATTGCCGCTCAACCGTCCTATGCCGCTGCCAATCCAGTAGATGAAGAAACTGACGGGCCGGCATTCCGTAAGGCTGTTCTTGAGTATTCGCGTTCTCTGAAACAGCGTTTCAACTATCTCCACCAGAACAACTACCTTAACCAGGTGCAGGCTCTCTCTGAAGGCAAGTTTGCAACAGACTATTCAGGTGTAAAATCAGTTCCGGGTGGAAATAACTACATTGTTTTGCGTCAGGATGCTCTTATCGCACGTGTGCTGATGAAACGTGATGTCACTCAGTATTTCCCTGTTCGGTATGGTATCCAGGACTCCGACCTTGTATTTAATGCTTACTTCTCAGAAGTTTCTCAGGCATATCAGCCGGGAGAAGTTTGGAAAGGTGGAGCCACCATCCAGCCGGAACGCGGATATGTGGACGATGCGATGATTAAGCTCTCATTCGGTCAGATGAAGGAACTTGAACGTATGTACATAGCATATCTCAACAAAGAAGGTTCTGATCCTATCAAGTGGAGCATGATTGAGTTCTTTATTTTGAATACGCTGGAAACAGCACAAGTAGAGCAGAACAAACGTCGAATCCGTGGTATGTATGTTAAGCCGGAAACTGGCAAACCTGGTCCTTATCTCAACACCGCAACAGGTATTCTCTATACTTTGATTCGTTATTATCATGAGAATAAACTTCTTTTGAATGACGATGAGTCCTATCGTAGTTATACTCAGGATGATATGCTTGATGCAGCTCTTGAGTTTTACAGCGATGTACAGTCTCAGTGCAGTGAGGATATGGGACTCGACAACATGTGTATCTACCTTAACAAGGCACATCAGCCTTGGTACCTTAAGAATGTTCGTGCCAAGTATGGCAAGGATATTGATTTCTCAGGCCCGGACTCATACAAATATAAATTGCCTGACACAGAAATGCGTATCATCTGGCTTCCATACCTTGGACAGTTGCCATTGATGTTCATTCAGGAGCCTGGTAACCTTCAGTTCCTTGAATATGTTCCGGGCGAAATGCTGAACTTCAAACTGAAGGAAGATATGGAACTGGTTAAGGGCTGGTCTGTATGGAAAGAAGGATGTTCGGCTGCATTCGTGGGAAAGAACTTCGATTCTGCTGCAGCTTTGAAGGAAAACAGCTTCGTATGGCAGCAGATTTTCATGAACAAGCCATGTGTTTCATTGGCCGATGATGCTACCACTTGTGATGCAACCAAGGGTTTCTGGTTCGAAACAGTTCAGAATACTTCAGCATCCCAGAAAATTACGGATATCAGCAATGCTAAAGCTGGTGTAGTCTATATCATTGAATGCGGTAATACTACTCAGGCACAAAGCATTGATAAGAGTGGTAAGTTTGCTGATATCACTGCAACATGGACACCTTCCGCTGTAGGTGATTACATTATGGTTGTAATGAATTCTGAAAAGAATTTCCTTGAACTTGAACGATGTGTAGGAGGTAAGCGAACCATTAATGCAGCTCTTCAGCCTAATGTTCCCGGTGTGAGATAGTTTCTATAGTTTAAAAACTGGGTGGGGAAGCCCACCCTTAAACTGATAAATTATGAATAATAAATTTACACGTAAAGAAATATTGAAATCGTTCTTGCTTTGTTCACTGATTGTGGCAATAGTGTGTTTAGTCAATATATTCTTAGAGCCAGGCTCTGTTTTCAGTATTGGTACGAGCCTGGCTACTATGATGACTATTGGTGATATCAAAGACGTTTCCGACCGTCAGACACATGGCTCTAATATTGCTTATCAAGTACATTTGATTTCTGTTGATCAGGTTGACATTACCAAGCCTTTTCCAAAACCGAATGCATCGAGAGAGGTTGGTCAGATACCTATGAAGGAAGGCGAATATATGAGATATTTTGAAGCTCATGATATTCCTACATATACAGGATCCGGAGAAAAGGGTGATATCACTACTTCCGGTACCAACACCTTTGCAATCATAATGGGTGGTATGCGTGAGAATCTCCTGAATTTCCAGGAAGAATATGCCGGTGGTAAATTCATCATTCTTTTTCATGAAATTGGAGAAACTGACTGGTATGTGTTAGGTAGTGTAGACAGACCGATGATTTTATCAAGCTTTGAACATAAGAACGACAAAGATGGCCGATATGTTACATTCACATTTACACGTACATCAATCGACCAGTATTATAAATATACTGGAGCCATCGTAAGAAGTAAACCGGCAAGTCATACTGCTGATCAAACAGAACTTGCTATCAAGCCAGGTGTGGATACATACCAGATTCCTGGAGGCTCTTCTTCTACTTATGCCATATCTTCTGTTAGTGGTATTACAGCTTCTGATAAAGGCCGATACGTAACACTCGAAGGTACAGGAACAGATAATAAATCTGCAACTATCGCAGATAGCACTACATTCGTTCTTGAAGATGGTGCTACATGGACAGCCAAAGCCGGTAGCAGAATTATTTTCATAGTTTTTGATTCCCAGACATTGGTTGAGGTGTCGGGCTCACGAGTTCAAACTGCTTAAAAGTTTTCAATATGGCAAAATATTCATATAAGGAAAAGAAGTCTCATTTCAATGCATTGCGGAACGCTGATTCCGCAAGCGTTGACTTGGAACTCTTGCTCAAGCTATGTCCGGAACATCCGGATAAGCGACGTTTCACTTTATATGCGAAAAAGCTGGGCGATGAAATACTTCTCTCTTTGCTTGATTATGCAACGAAAGAAGAGATCCGAGAATTCAGACGCAAGAAATCAGAGCTAGTACCGAAGCCAGAACCACAGCCGGAAGTTCCATCCCCAGAACCGGAACCTCGGTCGGAATCCCTTGTAAATAGCGGCACCGTAACAGATGATTCTGAACAACGTGTAGCCGAAGCTGAACAGAGCTGCCGAAGCCGAGGAAAGGGCTGATGATGCCGAGCTACGTGCCGAGGAAGCTGAAGAAAAGGTAGAGGAAGCCGAACAGCGTGCTGAAGAAGCTGAGGAACGTGCAGAACAGGCTAAACAGGCTCTTGAAGAAGAGAAAAAAAAAGAACGTCCGGCAAAATCCAAAAGGAAGAAGAGTTCCCCAAAATAGACTGGAATAATCTTACAGATGAGAATGTTCAGACCGCCACTATAATCTATAATGCCAGAATTATAGCCTGGCGAAAAATGAAAGAACTCGATAAGGTTCTGGATACGGCTCCAACTTCAGGTGCAGTCATGCAGATGGTGGAATTGCGTATTCAGAACCTTCTTGCTTTTTCCGAGCTTCAATCGTATAACGATACAGGTAAGTTCCTTTATCGCCATCCTCTTATTAGCCATAAATCCGAACGTTCCGAACTTGAACAGCTTCTTAAAAAAGACCCTCAGGAGTTCCTTCGTCGTCATAAATGTGTACTTGATAATATACGCAGATACGAAGCAAAACTTAAGAATCCGGAACTGGCCGATAAGCAAAGCAAGTTTCGCACTTTACTTCAACGGCATCGGGATAAAGAACTGCTATTCAAAACAATATTACAATCTATTAAATCATGAACAAACAAATAGAAGTATATAATCTGGGTGGACTGCCAACTGCACCCATCGATAGTTTTCTTGAGCTTCAGGAAGATTTTAAGATTTCAGATCCTGACAAGCTGGCCAAGCTTCAGATGCTGATTATTACCAGAGGTTTCAAGTATGCATTCAAGGCATGGAAGGATCCGGACGGTAAGTTATGGATTATTGATGCTCACCAGAGGAGAAAGGCTTTGCTGGCTTTGCGTAAGGCTGGGTTTGATATTCCGGAGATACCATACGAACCAATCTTTGCAGCCGACAAGAAGGAAGCAGTAGAAGAGATTGCAGCCTATAACAGTGAGTTTGCCAAGAAAAACCCTGATACACTGCTTTTCAAAAAGTATGATATCAGTACGGATACACTTGACAGATTCAATCTTGGTTATGAGGTCAAGACGGTGGATTATTCTCCTGCACAACCTTTGTTCTCTCAGGAACATGATGCAACGGATATTCAGGAAGATTCAGTTGATTTTACTATTCCGGATGAAGAAGAGGATGCTCTTTTTGTCAAACCAGGTGATGTATGGTTGCTTGGAAATAACCGTCTGATGTGTGGTGATTGCCGACTGAAATCAGATATAACTACTCTGATGAACGGCATGCAGGCAGATTTGATTGTTACAGATCCGCCATATAACGTAGCTTATACCGGTGGTACCGAGGACGAACTTACCATTCAGAACGATTCCATGGAGAATGATATGTTTGCCACGTTCCTTCGTCAGGTATTCGGTGTGATGTTTGCCTGTCTCAAGCCTGGTGGTTCATATTACGTTTTTCATGCTGATTCGGAAGGAGAGAACTTCCGTGCATCACTCCGTAAAGCCGGATTCAAGATTGCGCAGTGTTGTGTTTGGGTAAAGAATTCCATGGTTATGGGACGTCAGGACTATCAGTGGCAGCATGAGCCTTGTCTGTATGGATGGAAACCTGGTGCCAGCCATAAATGGTACTCCGACCGCAAGCAGACTACAACATGGTTCTTTGATAAACCGCAGCGTAATGCTATTCATCCAACCATGAAACCAATTGCTTTAATGGCTTATCCCGTATGCAATTCGTCTGCTCATGGTGATATTGTTCTCGATATCTTCTCAGGTAGTGGCTCAACCCTTATGGCATGCCAGCAGGTTGACCGTATCTGCCATGCTATGGAGATCGATCCGAAGTATGTTGTTGGAACTATCAACCGTTATAAAGCTATGTTTCCAGAACAGCCAGTCAGACTTTATCGTGACGGAACACTGTTTTCTGTAGAAGAAACTTTAAATATTATATACCATGGACAACGAATTACAACCAAAGAGTGACATCGATAAGACATTGGCCATAGGTGATGAATACGTATCCCAAGTCCGGACATTCGGTGCCTTGGGGTACTCCATCAACCGTATCTGTCAGCTGCTCAACCTCAGGGGCAAAAAGAAGCTTGCACTCCAGCTAAGGATGAAAATTCCCGGAGATATCTACTATGATGCCTATAATTCCGGACAGGCTCTTGGCGAATATAATATCGATGCTGAGCTTGCCAAGCGTGCTGAGACTGGAGATATAGATTCCATCACACTGCTGGAGCAGCGAAAAAACGAACGTAAGGAACTTGATATGCGTAAAGAATTATTTGGTGTATGACAATTATAGATAGACTTGATAAAATTCATCCGGACTTGATAGCTGCATTCTTGAGTACCGGACAATGTGACGGTATCCCGGAAGATGTAAAGCTATTTTTGAAGCAAATCCAATGGGCTGCAGAGATATACGAATACGAGAGGAATATCAGCAGGGCAGCCCGTCAGCTTCGCATTAGGATACTTGCACAGCAGAAAATCAGTCTTGACGAACGTACATGCAGGGCAAGAATATATGCTGCTATCAATTATTTCAACATCGATAACAATGTATCCATCAAGGTATGGGAAGACAACTTCGCAGATAAATATGAGGACTTGGCCAAACTTTCTGCTATGCGTGGCGACTATAAAACACAGAAAGAATGCTATAAGGAAGCACTCGAATGCAGAAGACGTGCATCACAAATAGCCGAAGCCACAACTAACATGGGCATCGTGTTCCTTTTTTCTAAGGAACTTACTGCAGAGGAACTTGGATATACCTCAGAGAACCTCAAAAAGATTGCAGCCAAGTATAATGAAGGATTTTATCACAAACTTATATCTGACCTTCCACTTGAGAAGGATGATAAGAAACGTTTGCTCAGGGATGCAGATATTCAGGAAGCCGAAATTGTAGAAGAACTTACGGAGGAATAGTTATGGAAAATGAAGAACTTGATAAAGTAGCAGCCGAGATAGAACGCTCGTACATGAACAGAATGCAGCTCTTGGCCAACATAGTGGACCCGAATACCCTCATAGTAGAGGGAGCCAGAGCTGTTGGTAAGACAACAGAGGTCACAACAAACCGTATGATAAGGGTAGGCGATTCGATGCCTGGTGAATGCAGCTTTGTCGTACATAAAACATACGTAGCTTTGCTTACAAACGTCTGGCCGAACATTCAGGCATCATTCGCCAAACAGGTCACCGTAAACGGACATATAAGGCCGATGCTCCAGGAAGGCATTGATTACGTGGCCGGAGAAAGCAAATTGCCTACACATTTCCGTATGCCCAGGCGACCGATATCATACCCCAAACATTCTATTGTATTCCGTAACGGCCATCATTTCCAGCTTGTAAGTTCCGACCAGCCTGAATCAGTAGCCGGTCAGAGTGGTGTTCATGCATTCGTGGAAGAAATGAAACACAATGACGGAGAAAAACTCAAGACACGACTTTTCCCGTCATTGCGTGGATCATCGGCAGAAATCCGTAGGTCCCCCTATTACCAGGGATGGACCGGTGTCTCCGATACTGCCAGAGTAGACTTGAATGAAGATGACTGGTTCGAATCTTATGAGGAAAATGTGAACCGCCAGCTTATCAACGAAATCATAACTGTAGCACTCCATGTAAACGAAGCACTCTTCACCAAGCATGACAGTATTTTCAAGCAAAAGCATACAACCAATCCTGTCACTCTTGAGAAATTGCGTCTGGATATAGAGAAAGCGGACAGAAGGCTGGCCATCTGGCAGCCAAGGTTGGCAGATATGCGTAGAAATGCAACTTTATATATCAGAGCCAGTTCTTTTGCAAATAAGGATATTCTGGGACCGAAATTCTTCAAAACGCAGATGGAAACCCTTGACGTAGACGAATTTCTGACAGCAATTTGTGCTGTACGCAGAAAGGCTGTTGTTAATAAGTTTTTCGTTAACTTTAATAAGTCAAAGCATTGCTTTTCAGATAGTTATATTTATGATAGTATTTTGAAGTTAGATTTGAAAGAACACTTTATCTTGACAGCCAGGTACTTAAAGCATTTCAATAAACGTGACACTCTGTATCTTGGCTATGATCCCGGACACTTCTCGAGCATTGTAGTCGGCCAAGAAAAGAACTATGGCCGTCAGTTCCGTATCATAAAAGAGTTTTATTGCTGTTATCCGGATGAGCAGCCCGAACTGGCCCGACAGATATGGGAGTTCTTCGGTTCCGATTCTTTGAGCAAGCACATAGTTCTTTATCCCGACCGTGCCGGAAACAAGACACGCGAGGAACTTGAGCAGGTAGGAACAGACAGCCGTGCTATGAAGAAGGAACTTGAAAACTATGGCTTTACCGTTGAGTTGATGAACGAAGGGCAGGGAACTATCTATCACTGGCAGCAGTTCAAACTTATGGCAATGATAATGTCAGGCAGGAGTAACGTATTACCGGAGCTTCTCATAGATGAAAACGAATGTCCGAACCTTGTGAGTGCTATTCCTCTCTCTCCACTCAAGAAAACTAATGGGAAAATAGAACTTGACAAGACAAGTGAAAAGAAAGTCCCTTTGAAACGACAGGCCGGTTTAACTACTCAGATACCTTCAGCTTTGATTTATCTTTTATACGGCAAATATGGTGATTCTATTAAGTCTGAATTATCTAATTATCCCGATAATCTGTTGGATAATGTCGTAACAAGCTAATTTTTTGAAATATAATTATTGGTATTAGCGCAATAATCTATATCGTTTACCATCGTATTAATGTGTATTTATTTGACAGTCAGCTTTTAGCCATACCGACAACAGACAGTAGAAATTTTTATACCGCCCGGACCAACACGCCCCGCTAAGAATCCGGTATGCCCGGCACCAATTCCGAAAATCGGGAAATATGATTTGGTCCTTTCTGTGCCCCGTTTTGCAGCCTAAATTTGAGTATGAAAACGATAGATGAATCCACTACTATATCGGGTCCGATTGCAATGCAATGGGCAAAAGAAATATCAAAGCTTCCGGATGGTTGCTTTACGGTAGCCTTCTTTCCCTGTTCTAGGAATAGAGGTATAGCAAGCAATAAGCTGACGGTTAAGGAAGGCTGCAAATGGCGTACTCAATTACCTCAAGAGAAGTTCAGTGTAGATGGTGAGAACTTGTTTTTGTTTACGGATGGGGATGGAGAACCACGAATGTGTTATAAGATACTTATCCGTTATATGGCATTCCCTAACGATGGGTATAAACTACATAAAATAAACTGGTTATGAATGAACAGATGGATATGCATGGGAACTTTGGTGTGTTTATCAATGAAGGCACATCATATTCCTTTCAGGTAGGATCACAGGCTTCTATGCCAGCACTTGATCCGGATTTCCAACTACCTTCCTCTCTGCTAACCTTGACAGAGCAGCCACATTGGATGAGTATTAACGGATATCATATACTCAGCAGAGGATGGAATGACCTTAAATGTCTGGAGGTGGCAAGTGATATCAAGAAGAACAGGTTGTTGCCAAGGCTTATTACAAAGCAGTGTGATATGCTGTATGGCAATGGCCCGGCTGTATATAAGATGGGACTTGTAAACGGCAAAATCAAGCGTGTCTGGCAGGACGTTCCGGAGATAAAGGCATGGCTTGACAGTTGGGAGGATAACGGTATTGTCCAAGGACCTAAGGATTTTGCCAAAGCATGTATCAAGAACTTCTATTATTTCAGGGATTTCTTTTGCAAATTCCGCTTTTCTGTAGGAAAAGGTATAATCCCTGGTGTATTGCCCATTGCAGGTATAGAGGCCATGGAAAACAACCATTGCCGGCTTGCCACACTCAAAAAGGATGTGGCGTATTCACTGGTTACAGACCGGGATTTCACAGCGGTTGCAGTAGGCCGTTTTGCATACGGTATTTCCAGCAGTTTCAGCATATACCCAAAGTTCAGGCTAAACGATGTGGCAAGATATAATTTTGCAGCTATCAGTCATCATCGTGAGAAGTCTGTAAACGAGTTTTATGGCCAGAATGAGACTCATGAAGGAACCCGTGAATACATAAAAGGCAGTAACACCATTGCCAGATATATAAACTCATTCCTGAATAATGCTTTGGCTGCAAAAGTGCATATTATTATTCCTGATGCCTGGGTTCAGAGTAAACGAATTCAGATACAGCGGCTTTGTGAGGATAATAAACGACGTAATCAGAAGAATCTTCCTTTACATCAATTTGCCGGTATCGATATAGGTACAGAGTTTGAAGAAGCTTTAGTCCTTCAGTATATAAGTCTGAAATTGCGTGAAGTGACCAATTTCCTTTCGGGTGCAGATAACCAGGGAAAAACCTATGCAACATACAGCTTTAAGTCTGCAAACGGTATCGAGGAATGGCAGTTCCAGACGCTAGACCTGAAATATAAGGAATATATCGAGTCGCTTATTGCATACGATAAGCGGGCAGATGAAGTCCTGTTATCTTCTGTAGGTCTGGATTCAAGTATATCATCCGTCAGTAAGGATGGTGTAATCAGTAAGTCTGGTTCCGATTCTTATTATAATTACCTCATATACCTTATGCAGCTTAATCCGGAAGATGAGATATGTTGTGAGCCATTCAATTGGGCAATTAAGGTCAATTTTCCGCACCTGTACGAGCAAGGATACCGAATCGGTTTCTACCGTGAGGTTCCGGCCAGACAAGAAGAATTATCCCCGTCAAATCGATTAAATAATCAGCAGCCATGATATTAGAAGAATTATTTACCGATGTGGCTACATTAAGAGAATATGTGCCATTCATGGACAGTAATATTGCGTTTTCCGAACTTGGAAGTAGTGCTAAATCGGCCAAGAAGCAGATTTGTGTTATAATCACTCCAGAAGTATATTCTGCAATTATTGGGAAGGGAAATGGGGGTATATTCGAGGAATTGCGTACTGCAGTAGCCAATCTTACTCTTGCTAAGCAGGTGGTGTTTGATGCTATAAATCGCAGAAAGCAGGAAATCGATATTTACAAGCATGAGCAGGAATCAATGCGTAGAGCTTATATTGAGAATTATTATAATTCTATGGACAGCCTTGTTCAGGAACTTGAAAAGTCTGATATTGAATCCTGGAAAGAAACGCGCTATAAAAAGATACTTGAATCATTGCGCATAAAGACTGCACCTGAATTCGATGAATTATATCCGATAGACGGGTCATATCTTTTCTTTTTCCGTATTATTCCATTTCAACGTGAAGCACTTGAGGATTACATGAACGGTTATTACTCAAGAGTTTCAGACGATGATGAAAGTAAGAACAGTATTTATCGGAAACTTGACCGATGTCTTGCCATGTATACTGTCGCCAAATCTTTACGCCAGTTTGATATTGTTGAGTTTCCTTCTACTATTCGAAATTTGTTTGAGGATTCTAAGGCCATAAGATATGGCACGCAGGAACAGGAACGAGTATTGGCATTATCGGAACAGTTGAAAAATGAAGCAGACCAATTATTAAGAGATATAGATACCATGTTGTCCAATTCAGAGGGTGGAAATGTAAGTACAGAAGAATCTTATTTGCTGCCTTCGGATAAATTCTATTTAATGCCATGAGTTTGATGGATGATTACATACGCATTCAATATGGGGATCAGATGTATCGGATCCCTAATCGCTGGGAGTTGATAAGTAATGATTATAATTACCAGCAATTGGTCAAAGATATTATTTTGATGTCAGAAGGCAAGCTGTCTCCTGCAATGGTACGAATAAACTATATATGCCGTTATTTCGGATGGAACTATAAAAAAATTAAAGATGAAGATGCATTTGCCAATCTGGTGATGCTTGCAGAACAGGTGACGTTCATATTCCAAATATCCTACCCGAATAATGATGAAGCATTACAGGGCTTGGACGATTATTCATACAGTTTGTGCAAAAGGATTCCACCCGAAAGACTTTCTGGTATAACCCTGGCAAAAGTCTTAAAGCGACTTGATTATAGATTCACACTTGCTTTGTGCTTTTGCCGTCAGTTCATGCCATATCTTACAGTTGATGGAAAGCATTATACAGGCTATACCATATCTACTAGTTTTGATACACTGAGCACATCACTTACTGCTTTGCAGTTCATCGAGGCACGTCAGCTTATCAATCAAGGAGAAAAGATGTTGCCTTTGATGGCAGCTATCCTTTACCATCCTTTTCCATATACTTCGGAATCGGCTCACAAACGAGCTGAATCTTTTGAGGCAGTTCCTCGAGACAAGCTCTATGCCATATCATTAAATTTTCAGGCATTTGTGAATTTCCTTTTTACGAAAACCAGATACAGTATTCTCACAGCAGGCCGTGAAATAAAAAGTTCAGCCATTTCTACGGGGGCTCTGGAATCATTATACAGCTTGTCAGCGGATGGTTATGGGGATGTAACTCAGGTAGAGAGGATGGGACTGCTCCAATATCTTACAATACTTCGTAAAAAGGTAATTGAAAGTGTGCGTTCCTTGAATGCTGCTAAAATGGAATTGGTGGATATAGAGAAGGAAACAGGACTTCCATTGTCTATCATTAAACAGATTATACTATGATTATCATTGATTTATTGAAATTCTTTTCGTGCATACCTGATAGAAAGGGAGTGAACGACATCTTTTTAAATGGCCGTAGTAAATTACCCGGATATACGGAGCTGAAGGATTATATCTATCAACTGCCGGAACCTGTGATTCCAGACATTAAGTACCTGGTGTTTGGCCAAAGCCTGGAAGCTGTCAAGCGTAGGGTAGACAAAGTTTCTGGAGTTTATTTGTTTGTTGATTTTGGGGAGTTTTCATCGGATCGCAATTCGAATAACTCAATAGAAGATACCCAGCGACTTGCCGTTACGGTTGCAATGAAAGTTTCCAATTCAGCCGATATTATTGAAGAAGTGCTTGTGAGTGATAATACACTAGATTTGCTCAATCATGTAAGGGCATTTATGCTTGCCTATAAAGACAAATGCTCATGGATTGATATGTTGTCAAGAAAGCACAGTATAGTGCCCTTCGAGTCCAAAGAACTGAATTCCATCGGATGGACATTGATGTTCGATGTTTCGGCTTCCGATTGGTTCAACTTGAAAGAGAAAAGTATGTCCTATGCACAGTTGCGGCTGTAACTTAATTTTGAGCTGAAACAGAATTTAAACTCTAAATATGTTATGATTATGAAGAAAAAACTGATTGTTTTCGTTGTTGCTGTAGCTGTAGTTATCGGATTGTTGGCTTATTATCAGTATGTCCCATTTTGGGCAAGTATTGTTTCAACGGGAGCATTTGCTGCAGGAATCATCCTCGGATGGATGGCAAAGTGTTGGTCCGATAAACATGTAGTGTGATATGGAGAAGTACGTAGGTTTTATTACACAAGACATTAGGAGTGGAGTTATAATCATCTTTACATGTATGGTTTTGATTGCACTTGCTTGTATGTGGGACATGTGGACTGGCATTGATGCAGCCAGGGCAAATAAAGAAAAGATTAGGAGTAGACCGCTTCGAAAGACTGGTGCCAAGATAGTAGACTACTTCAGGTTAGTGTTTTACTTTGTGTTTATTGATATTCTCGGATTGTGTTTTCCATGGTATAACTTGCCATACGGTGCCGTTATAGGTACATTAGGTGTACTGATAATTGAGGGGGTATCTGTAGTTGAAAATTTGAAAAAAAAGAAAAGTCATGCTGCTGAAGTTGCTGATATGGCATCAAAGATTGTAGAATGTCTGTCTCCAGAAGAAGCTCAGAAACTTATTAAAATAATTAAGGAGGAAAAAAAATGAATAGTTTACCTAGAGGATTGAGAAATTGTAATCCAGGAAATATCCGTATTACCAAAGATAAATGGCAAGGATTACGTGAAGTGCAGACTGACAAAAGTTTTTTTCAGTTTACTGAAATGTGCTGGGGATACCGTGCTTTGCTCCGTACCCTTCAGAACTACCGAGGAATACATAATTGCCAGACCATTGCAGACTTCATTAAACGATGGGCTCCATCTGTAGAGAACAACACAAGTGGATATATCAGCAGGGTTTGCTCTGAAATACAGGTGCCTTCTACTTTTGTTCCGGATGTGAACGATAAGGATACAATGTGTGCTTTTGCTGCAGCCATATCACAAGTTGAGAACGGTGTCCCAGCTGTGATGGAAGATGTAGTTGCAGGATGGGAACTTTTATAAGACAGAGTTATGAAGAATCTGCTATATCTTTTTGTGGCTGCATTGGCTTTTACATTAGGCTGGTGCAGCCATTCTTCTTTTTCGGATCAGCCTGTAAAGTTTGATACCATACAGAGTAAACCAATTGTAGTTAGAAAAGTCAATGTAGATACATTGTATATCGTGCTGCCATATCCATATCTCGCCTGGGTGGACAAAACTGATACCATTTACATGGAAGACAGTTGTTGGCATCTTAGAGAATACAAGGAATATCAAGATAGCACCTACTATGCAAAAATCAGTGGAGTTGCACCAAGGCTTGATGAACTGCAAGTATATCCAAAGACAATTTATGAAACACAGTATATATACCGGGATATTATCGCTAAACCAAAGCGGTGGGGTGTTGGATTGTCTGTAGGATACGGAATGAGTAAGTGTGGACTGTCTCCGGTATTTGCACTGACGGTTAATTATAATCTTTGGAATTTTTGACCGTGTATCAATATTTTACCTTTTGTGCGAATATGATAAACAAAGCTAAAGCCTTGATAATAAAGCAAGTACTACTACTTTATGTGAGTTTATAGTGTTACCTTAGCAGTACAATAAAAAGGTAAACAATTATGAATGAACAGATTACAGCAATATTATCACAGGCAACAACAAAAACAAGAAAGATTGAACAACTTCTTCAGCTTGGGTTAACAAGACGCCAGGTGGCCGATTTGGTAACAAATGGGAATTACGGATTTGTACAGAACGTGTACAAGAAAATGCTGGAAAGAGCTGGACAAAACATCCCAACAAGCACTCAGCTTGATTATTCTTTTACACGTAAGTTTGGAATAGAAATCGAAGCATATAATTGCACCAGAGAGAAGTTGGCCAGCGAACTTAGAGCAGCCGGCATTGATGTTGCAGTTGAAGGATACAACCACACTACTCGAAACCATTGGAAACTGGTTACAGATGCCAGTCTTACCGGAAACAATACTTTCGAATTGGTAAGCCCGGTTCTTGAAGGTGAAGCCGGATTGAAAGAACTTGAAAAAGTCTGTTGGGTGCTTGAATTTTGCGATGTAAAGGTTAACGACAGTTGTGGATTGCACATCCACATGGATGCAGCCGATTTCGACCTTCAGACATGGAAGAACCTCGCCTTGAGTTACAAACACCTTGAAAGGGTTATAGATTCCTTTATGCCGCAATCCAGAAGACAGAATTATTATTGTAAAGGCTTGAGTTCCATTTCAGCTGTAGATATTCAGGCTGCACAAAGCATTAACGACTTGCAAGCAGCATTTGGAAACAACCGATATCGCAAGGTTAACCTTGAAGCCTACGCAAGACACAGAACGGTTGAGTTCCGCCAGCATTCCGGTACCACAAACTTCACAAAGATGGAAAACTGGATTCGCTTTTTGAACGGATTGATTACCTTTGCGAAAGCAGGAATTGCCGGAACCACAAGCCTTGATAACATTCCTTTCCTTGATGAGAAACAGAAACTATTTTATAAACTCAGAACTAAAAAATTAGCAAGATGATAAAAACTTATAACCTGCTGGATGGTGGTACAATTACCGCCTCCAGCCCTGAAGATTTCGTTACTCAGCTCCGTGAGGGCAGTCGTTTTGACAGCAAGTGTACTAACCAGGAATTTATGCAGAACTTTGCTTGTCGATACTGGGAGCTACATGGCATAGAAATAGCAACCGATTCGGCAGATGTTTTCTTGAATAGTCTGAAATTAGCTGGATATATCATTTAATCTACAAAGGAGCTCTAAGCTCCTTTTTTTGTCGCTCTAAAATTAGTCTAAAAATAGCACTACATAAGATTTTAATGCTACTTTTGTGCATAACAATAATTGTATAAAATATGGAGCGGTTCAATTTTAAAAGTCTATTTCAATTGTCAACAAATAAGATAACAGGCAAAACAAAAGCCAAGATGCTTCCTTTGGATGATGATATTAAAAGAGCCTTATGTAAAACATTAGGGTTCTACAGTTGTTCATTAGACGGCAAGAAAAAGTATTATATACATCTGGAGTCGGGGAAATTAGGTCTTGTTAGCTATAAAAATATTAACTATAAAATTTATAATTACATCGAATGTTATTTTCAAAAGTCTTTAGACCCTATCAATAAAATTTATTTGGAAGCATTGTTTTCTTCTTATCGGTCAATGTTTTTTAAAAGGTCCGACCTAATAAAATGTTGTTCAGACTATTCTTTAAATGATGATACTAGACATCAATTAAAAATGCTTGTTGATGATAAATATCGTAAACTATATAACAGAGACGAAGTGATTAAATATCTAAGCAATAATTCTTTCAAGTATAATGAATATAAGTTCGAATCAGCTTGTCATACAGATGGCTTTTATTATAAGCAAATAAGCGAGAATGACTATTTGATATGTTCTTACGCTACTTATGATGAAAAGCGCAATATATACATTTTTGATATGTTCAGATGTTATTATAGTAAATTCAAAGAAAGAGGAACTAATGATCCGACTTATGAACCTGAAGATTTGATTCTTGATGTTAATGTCTCTAAACATAAAAAAGGATTAGATTATTTAATGGCTAATCCTTATGCAAGTAAATACGATATTTATAGTAAAATTGAAAATATATAAAACTTACTCCTATGGATTTAGTATTCTTAGTGCTATTTATATTAATAGTAATAACATTTTTTGCTTTACTTAGAAAATCTTCAGAAGGAACAACATCAAGTAATTACGAAAATAAGCCTGATGATACGTTTAACTTAACACTAAATGGAGTAGATGTCAATTCCCGATTGAAGGAACTGAGTAAACTTCCAGGTGATTCACCATGTGAGAAAGGGTTTTATCTCTTTTTGGATACAGAAACTACAGGATTGCCTCAAAAGCGTAATGCTGATCCTAAAGATTTTGATAACTGGCCATATATAGTAGAAATAGCTTGGCTTTTAACCGATGAATCTGGTCTGCAGGTTAGTGGAGGTCGATATATTGTGAAACAGGATGTGAAGATTCCTCAAGCAGCAATAAACGTACATCATATCACCAATGCAGATATGAACAGTAAAGGAGTTTCTCCTAAAAAAGTATATAAGGAATTCATTGAAGACGTTGCTAATTGTGAATATATCATAGGGCATAATCTTGATTTTGATTTACCGATTATACAATGCGAACTATATCGTAATGGTTTTGATGTATCACTATATGAAAAGAAACAGTTTTGCACAATGAAAGCTGGTAAGGACTTTTGTTATGCGTTTGATGCAAATGGCAGACCTAAGAATCCCAAATTGGTAGAACTGTTTAGCTCATTATACTTTAATGTATCATCACTGCCAATAAAAGGAACTCATTCTGCTTTAGCAGATACATTAATGACATATCGTTGCTTTATGAGAATGTTGGAACAGAAACCAGGACTCCTAAATCATGATTTAGCAGAAACTCCTGAACAGTCATCTTATTCCAAATCTGATAAGGCAAATTACGTAACACTTATTCCTAATTCAGAAGATAAGCTTTCTGGAGATATTCTTAAGAAAGATCTGTCAAATGCAGATCCTTCAAGTATCTTCTATGACAAGAAAGTTGTTATTACTGGTATTTTTCCTATCAGTAGATATCGTTTAGCAGAAGTTTTAAAGTTCAAAATGGGGGCTGATATAGATGTTAGTGTTGGAAAGAATACTAGATTCTTATTGGTAGGTGATGCTCCTGGATATAAAAAGATAGAAAAAGCGGAAGAACTTGGAGTTGATATTATAGAAGAGGATGAAGTTATGAGATTGATTAGCGAATATCTATAGATACTAGATTAAATAATAGTAAATTACGTGCTTTTTTGGGGAATGTCGTTAAAATAATATAGTTTATTTTGTTTAGTCTAAAAATTATACTGATATTTGTAGCAGTAATAATGTTATTAGCATAAAAGTGCACTGTTTGATTATATATTTATGGAGGAGATATGTAATAAATCAAAAGAAAATCTTGATTCTTTTCGCTTATTGAAAAGCCATAATAAATTGGATGCATCTATACATTGTGCTTATTATGCAGCATATCTTTTATCAATATATTCTCTTTGTAAGAAATTTGGATATACGCTAAATAATATTGAAGCAAATACGAGAGGAAAAGATACTCATTTTTATGTAAGGAATGAACTTTCCAATAAAATAGGTGTCAATTCAAGATTGGATAGTAATGATTTTAATAAATACATCAAAGAATTAAAGAGATTAAGAAAATTGGCAGATTATACAAACATCCGAATGACTAATAATCAGGCTGATTTCGCAGAAGAGAATGTAGATAATTTATTCAATTTGATTAATACTAAATATATTTGATTATGGACGCAAAGGATTTTATAAAATCTCAATTAGAAGATTTGATACAGAAGGTAAAAGGCGTATCTGTCAAATATGCTTATGAAGAGTGTACTAATTTTCATATCATTGAAATTTCTCCAGAAACTATAAGAAGAGGTAGTGATGAATTTATTGATTGGGAGTATAATTTGAACAATAAATTCTCTGAATTGTATCCGGAAGAAGATTTATTGATATCTGAACCTTCTTTTTTTAATGATATGAGAAATGTGATTTATATACATAATATTCATATTCAAGGTTTTAGGAATAAAGAATTCTTAGAACCATCTTTCCCTCCTTTAATAAAAGGATTTGATAATTGTTCTGATAATGATTACTCTTATTTAGCATCATAGTATTATGGCAAAATTTAGATTCAAAGACTACAAAATAGTAGATGCTTCCATTCATATATCTCCAGATGGCATAACAAGTAACAAAATGTCAGTTGAGATGAAACCGCAAAGCTGTGCATCAGATTCGGATTTAAACTATAAATTACAGCTTGATATTAAGATATCTAACTCTGAGAATCAGTTTTCTGTTTTTGTAAGCATAATAGGTCTATTTGAGTTTGATTCAGATTTGGAGCCTAAAGCTAAAGAAAACTTCTTTAAAATAAATGCTCCATCAATTTTATTCCCATATGTCAGAGCTTATATTTCTACATTGACTTCTTTATCGGGAATGGTTCCTGTGATATTGCCTACTATCAATATCGTTGAAGCTATGAAAAATCTAGAAGTAAAGGTAGATTAAGATATTATCTTACATTGTGAAAGGCTGTTTCTTTATAAAGATTCAGCCTTTTTTTGTTTTTTCTTTTGCTATTCCAAAATAAATCCTCATATTTGCATTGTCCTACATTTCGAGAAAGGCGAGATGGCTCGCCAAATAACTTTGCTGCGAGCATTTTTTATGCTCTGGCATCGCCTATTTATATTTATAGGTTCCGACCCCCGTGTGGAGCGTTAATGCGCCCACTGCCTTTCTCAAGGTGTAGGACAACGGGAAAGCGGAACCTTTTCTGTTTCCTTTCCCGTATTTTAACATTTTATAAGTCCTACAATTATGAGAAAAGAAACAACAATCCCTGCCGGTAATAAGGCAGAAATCAGCACATTAGATATGTGGCTGAACAGTGAAAACAAATTATTCACAAATCTATTTGCCGAAACAGGCGAGTCTATTACCAACAGAAAAATGTTGCTCGATGTGCAGTTACTTCTGTCTTTGGTCGTTCTTCTATCCTTCAGTTTCGTTAATCCCTTTATGACTTTAGTATGCCTCGGCTGGTTTGCATCATCCGTTATGCTTGTTAGGCAACATGAAGAAATGGATAAGAAAGGAGGCTCCAAATGAATATCAACGGGGTACAACTCAGTAAGAAGGCATTAAAAACTCTTCGATTGATGCAGTCGAACGATAGTGAACAGATTGCATTATATTTGTCGGCCATCGATAGATGTGAGGATGTACTTCTCACACCTTCAGGCATTCTTCCGGAGATTTCCGATGCTGATAAGCTCGAAACGCTTGCTCTTATGCGTTATTTGAAGAAAGATTTGACAACCTTAATTAGTATTTCCGATGAATAAGAATGAAAACTCAGCTGCTTCCAGCTATATAGAAGCACTTATGCAGACATTTCTTCCTGCATTGTGCGAAGACGAAACCACACATTGGTTTAGTACCGACGAAGTTTACGATGCTATCAAGAAAATATCCCCTGGCGCAGGTATAACCAAAGAAGAGGTCTATGATGCTATGGTTGCTGCCGGATTCCGGTTTCAGTGTCGGCCTGGTGCTTTGGCTTTGGACTTCAAATGGATGCTGAAGATTAAATGATATAACACGCTCTTTTTAAGGCGAAGGCAATGAAAAAGTTGTCCTTCGCCTTTTTTGTATCTGGATGTATCTTCGCTGAAAACAGATTGGATATGATTACAGAAGATATCATCAAGCAGACGTACATCAAAAGCATTGTCAATCGTGATAGGGCTGTGATATACAAGACACAGGCAGAAGTGGTACGAGCCTATTTCTATGATACCGGGAACCTATACAAATCACTCACTTCTGCAAAGCCTATAGACCTGGATGGCAGAATGTTTTGGTTTAAGATACTTCCATACTTGCGGTTTCTGGATATCAGATACAGAGAAGACATGAAGGTCCGTCGTAATTTGGCCCTTTACAACCGTGTAATCTGGGGTGTACTGTATAACGAAACCTTACCGGATATCCGTTATGGCTACACACAGGATATTCGCAATGCAATTAAGAAGGACCTGATACGTGCGCTTGAGATAGAAAATTACGATAAGAGTTGGTAACATTAATGTTTAGCGATTATGGCAAAAGGACTTACTGAAGACCAGATTAACTGGATATTATCGGTCGATGCATCCGAAGCACAGCAGGAGATACGTAAACTCGTAAAAACGAATCGTGAGCTTGTAAATGTCAATAAGGAAAGGCGTCAGGAGCTTATAAAACTGGAGGCAGCCGGCAAGAAAGAAACCGAAGAGTATAAAAATCTTGAAGCAGAAGTAAAGAAAGCCAGCCGGAGTATATCAGAAAACAATAAAATTATGGGCGAGCTTGAAAAGAAGCTTGACATTACCGGACTCACTATGGCGCAACTCAAGAAAAAGGCTCGCGATCTGCAGCGTCAGCTCGATCAGACGGTACAGTCTGCCCATCCGGACGAATACCAGGCATTGCAGAATGAGCTGGACCGTGTGCGTGGTCGTATGGATGAACTGAGAGCTTCAGGTCGTCATGTACAGAACGAGATGTCTTATACTGAGAAGGCGGTTTCAAAACTGACGGTTGCCATGAAGCTCTTTGTCGCTGTTCAGTTATGGCAATACCTGAAGGATATAGGTACACAGGCATACAACACCCGTAAGGAATTTGCTACATACGAAGCGGTTTTGAAAAATGCAACAGGTTCTACCAAAGCTGCAGCATCGGCCATGAAGATGATACAGACACTTGCAGCCGACACTCCGGCAAGTGTGGCCGAATGGACACAGGCATATATAAAGCTCGTCAATCGTGGTATCACTCCCACGAAAGAAGAACTTATCCAGATGGGTGATATTGCATCTTCCCAGGGTAAGGATATCGACCAGTTCATCGAAGCATTGCTCGATGCTATGACCGGGGAAAACGAACGCTTGAAAGAATTTGGTATCACTGCATCCAAGAATGGAGAAACTACGGCCTTCACTTTCCGTGGAGTTACTACAGAGGTGCAGAATACGGATCAGGCCATCAAGAATTATATCCTGTCTCTTGGAAAGGTACAGGGAGTGCAGGGAGCGATGGCCATACAGATGGAGGAACTTGCCGGACTGGAATCAAATCTTGGCGACCAAATGGATTCTATTTACAATAAAATCGGGAAAAAATTGGAGCCGGCCATTAAGTCTTTAATGGGCACTTTGGGAAGTCTTATGGGTTCCTTATCCAGTAGTTTGGATACCAGTGCAGAAAAATTTGATATACAGATGGACAAGGTTGTATCGTTGGAAACAGATTTACTTCCACTTCTAGATAGATATGACTCTTTGAAAACGAAAACGAATCTAAGTGCTCAGGAGCAGGAAGAAATGAATACACTGATTGGTCGTATATCCCAGATTATCCCTGCTGCAATAACCGGATTTGATAATTATGGACAAGCTATTTCTGTTAGTACAAATTATGCTCGTGAATGGATAAAGACTGAAAAAGCCAGGTTAGCATATTTAAATAGAAGTCAGATTGAACAGGCCCAGAAGGACAAAAAGGCTATTGAAGATAAACTGGCCTTGCTTGATAAGCAAGAAGAGATAAGTAAACGGCTTTATGGCACTGATGAACAAGGACAGGCCAACTCTATTGCTGTATATACTGGAGCAAGAGGATTTGGAAGTAATGCAGAAGCTATGAACTACAGGAGAGCTTCAGCTAAAGAACAGTCTGAATTCAGAAAACAGCAGCAGGAGCTTCTTAATCAGCTTACCGGAATAAATGCACAGTTAGACAATCTTCAAGGGACTACACTGGATGATTTGATTAAGAATAATACTGAGATGATTAATAAGCGTAAAGAGTTTAATGAAATGAATAAGCAGCAGCTTGATGCATGGATTGCTGACGAAAAGAATGCAAATAGTCAGTACCTTGAATTGGCAAAAGAACTGCGAAAAACTCGTTTCCCTGAAGCTTTCGTTGCTGGTAACGGAAGTGATGAAGAGCTGCAAAAAGAAGTAAAAGAGGCCCTTGCGCATCAGGCTGAAATATACAATCAACAGCAGATAGAACTCAAAAAAAGATACCTTTCCGGAAATGATGAGCAACTCCAGACACAGACTCAGTTCAACAAGGCTATGGAAGAACTGTTGCTTCAGGACTTGAATGCCCGACTAGCCATATTCGGACTTGAAAAAGATCAGCGTCAGCAGCTGGAGCAGCAGATATTGGACATACGTATCAAGGCGATGGAGGACTTTTATCAGAAAAAGGCAGAACTGGAAAGCCGGGAAACTACACTGAAACGTCAGTCTAATGAAGAAGCAATGGTCCAGAACGACGAGTGGATGTCACAGCAGATGAAAAAACTACAGGACGACCATCAGAAACGTACTGAGATTATACAACAGTCCTTACAGGCGCAGGTTGGACAGTATCAGGAATATGGTTCCCAGATAGGTAATGCTTTAGGCCAGGTACTTTCCGGACAGGAAAACATGCTGACGGCTTTTGGCAATACGATGGTAGATATCCTCTTTGATGTTTTATCACAGATTATTAACCAGAAAATAGCGGAAGCTACTGCTGTAGCCATAGCAGAACAGGCTACGGCTGCTGCCCGTACTGCTGTTATTGGTGGATTAATCATGGCTGGACTTACTGCTGCAAAAACAGCTCTTAAAGGCTTGCTCAGTAAAGGTAGTAAAGCAGATTCTATTACCACCAGTTCTGATGGGAATACCTATTACACCCGTGTGCCGGGAAAAGCGTCTGGTGGTTACATCGATGTGACCCGTGCTCAGGATGGCAGGAAGTATCATGCAGCTTTGGAACCTTCAATGCGTGGTTTCGTTTCACGGCCTACGGTTATAGTAGGCGAGGGACCTGCAGGAATGTCACGTGAGTGGGTGGCAAGTAACGATGCTGTCCGGAATCCTACAGTTGCTCCTATATTGAGTATTCTCGATGCAGCACAACAGGCCGGAACCATCCGCTCGCTCGACCTGAACAAATACATTCAGGCACGTAGTCTTATGGGTAAAGCCGAAGGCGGAAACATATCTTCTTCATCTCCTGCAGAAGTTGTTCCTGCTGCATCCCCTGTATGCCCTGATATCGAACTCAAGTTACTCAAGCTCCTCGAGTCCCTCGACAAGAACGGAATACATGCTTACACTTTACTTGATGAATTTGAAAACAAACAGAAACTCAGAAACCGCTCACGTAAAATTGGCTCAAA